GCACCACCTGCGATCCGGCAGCCCAGCTCGCGGGCGAGCCGCAGGCCGGCAGCCTGGCCATCGAGGGTTTCGAGGACTACGCGTCGGCGGGCTTTGTGGAGTTCCTGCAGGCGGCCACCGATGGCATCCCCCGGATGCTCTACATCCAGCTCCCGCCGTCGGCCTATCCGGGCCTGTACGTGATCTATCCGTCGGTGACCACGTCCGGCATTTCGGAGACCTTTGCGGTCGGCGCTGCGGCTGCGTTCACGGGTGAATTCATTCTCGGCAGCAACCCGGTCCGGATCAGGGACGACGCCTGATGGATATGCACGCTCAAGAGGAAATGGCACGGATCGAAGTCAAGAGCGCGCGGCTCGGCCAGCACGTGGAGCTGGTCGAGCCGGCGATTCTCGACGTGGTCCGGATGAACGAGGCGCGCGCTGCACAGGAGGAAGGCGACCAAGTCCCCCTGGTGCTGGAGGTGATCGCGCTGTGTCTGCGCATCGATGGCCAGCAGTACACGGCGCAGGAGCTGTGTGCGTTCGGTGCGCGAAAGATGAAGTCGGTAATGGCGTTGACCGGGCAGGCGCTGGACCTGGCCGGCTTCGCCGATGTCGGCGAGGTCGAGGAGGACGGTGGCCCAAAAGGTTAGCGCCTGAGCGGGCGATGTTGTTCGCCGTGGCGCTTCGCTTGGGCATGACGGTTCACCGTCTGGAGCGCGAGATGCCTGCGCGTGAGCTGTGGGAGTGGATTCGATATTTCAACGATCAAGCACGTCCGCCACCGCCTGCGTCAACCGAAGGCCTGTCGGGCGATCAACTCGCCACGGCGCTGGGCGCGTGAGGTGATGCATGGCAGGCGTTAGCAAGGACATTGGCAAGCTGGTCGTGAAGATGCAGATGGATCTGGACGGGCTGCGCTCGGACGTCCAGAAGTCCAATGCCATGATGAAGCAGGCCTCGCAGGGCTGGCAGGCTCAGATGAAGCAGGCCGGCACCAGCGTGTCGGCTGTGTTCAAGGGATCGTTCCTGTCGGGCGCGCTGCGCGATGGCATCTCGATCATCTCGCAGGGCATCCAGCAACTGTTCGACGACTTCGACCACCTGGCCGACTCCGCCGACAAGCTCAACACGACCACCACCACGCTGCAGGAGATCGGCTTCGCCGCGTCGCAGACCGGTGTCGACCTGGGCGATGCGGAGAAGGCGCTGTCGAAGCTGCAGATCAATCTGGGGAAGATCGGCACGGGCGAGGGCAAGGCCGCCGCCGCCGCGCTCAAGCAGCTCGGCCTGTCGGCGAACCAGTTGCGGTCGCTGGACTCGGGCGATGCGCTGGCCCTGATCGGCGACCGGCTGAAGACCCTGCCGGACCAAACCTCGAGGTTGGCCGCCGCCGTCGCGCTGCTGGGCAAGTCCGCTGGCGAGCTGCTGCCCCTGGTCATGCAGTTCACCGCGCTGCGCGAGCAGGCCGCGCGCCTGGGCGTGATCATCGACGAGCAGACGGTGCGCGCTGCGGCCGACTTCGCCGACCAGACCGCGATCTTGAACCTGCAGGGGCGCGCGCTGCTGGCCGACGTACTCAAGCCGCTGCTGCCGGTGCTGATGGACACCGCCAAGGCGATGGGCGGCACCGCCGACTCGGCGAAGGAGGCGGGCACCGGCCTGGCGGGAGCGCGCACCGAAGCGGCTGCGTTCGGCAAGGATCTGGCCGACCTGATCCGGTTGTGCAACCAGCTCGACGACGCGCTCGACACGGCCATGCGCGCGGTCCGCCAGAACGGTGCCGACACGCGCGCCACCCTGCAGCAGAGCTTCGGCCGGCTCTCCTTAGGCACCAGCGGCGCGGACGTGAAGGCGCGGCAGGAGGCGGAGGCCGCCGCCGCCGCCGCCGCTGCCAAGGCGAAGGAGCAGGCCGAGTTCGCCGAGCGCTGGCAGCGGGAGACGATCACCCGCCTGGGCAACGAGCGCACGATCCGTGAGCGCAATGCACAGCTCGCCGCCGAGGGCGCGGCTGCCAACGCCAAGGCCGCCGAGCTGGCTGCCGCCGAAGCGGCGGCGAAGAAGGCCGCCGCCGACGCCGCCGAGCGCAAGAGCAAGGCCGAGGCCGAGAGCCTGCGGCTGCTCAAGGAAACGCAGGACTTGCTGCAGAGCGAGCTGGGGAAGGAGGACCAGCTCCGCGATGCCCAGAAGAAGGCCGCGCAGGATCTAGCCGACGCGCAGGATCTGCTGATGGGCAAGACGCAGGACCAGATCGACCTGCAGAACGCCGCCAACGACAGCTACTCCAAGGCCACGGTCCTGGACAAGCAGCGTGCCGACTCCACGCGCAAGCTCGCCAGCGAGCTGGACCAGTGGGCGCAGTTCGCCAAGCAGGCCTTCGACGAGCAGACCGGTGGCCTGGCCGAAGCGAAGCGGGCTATGGACAACCTGACCGCCGCCTACAACACCGGGCGCATCTCGCTGGACGAATACAACGCCGGCATGAAGGAGGTCGACGAGTCCACGCACAAGCTCACGCAGGAGCAGGAGCAGTGGGCGAACACGCTGGGCGCTGGCTTCGCTGACATCTTCGGAGCCATCGTGACCGGGGCGGAGGATGCGGAGGACGCAGTCAAGCGGCTGCTGATCCAGCTCGCCGCGATGGCCGCGCAGCAGGCCGCGACCAAGTGGATCAGCACGCTGTTCGCACCGCAGGCGAAGGGCAACGCGTTCGGCCCGAACGGCATCACCGCGTTTGCGCAGGGCGGTATCGTCATGGGTCCGACCCGCTTCGCGTTTGCCGGCGGTCGCATGGGCTTGATGGGCGAGGCGGGACCGGAGGCGGTGCTGCCGCTGCAGCGAGGTGCCAACGGCAAGCTGGGGGTGTCGTCGGTCGGTGGCGGGGTGAACCTGACGATCATCAACAACACACCGGCACAGGTGAACGCGTCGTCGGACGACCCGTCGAACATGCGGATCACCATCGACCAGATGACGTCCGCGCTCGCGGCCAAGATCGCGCGCGGCGGGAATGAGGTCACCGCCGCGATGGAGCGGGCCTACGGGGTGCGCCGATGATCGGCCCGTCCAACCCGCTCAAGATCTACCTGACGCAGGCCCCGCCTGGCGACGCCTGGATCGACGTGCTGGAGCTGTCGCATCCGGGCTGGGCGCAGCCCTACGTCGTGGCGTGCATTGACCAGACGATCATGGTCACGTTTGAGGACGGCCGCCGGTACCAGACGATCCCGCTGGCGTTCCGCGTCGACCTGCCGGCGGCCGGCCTTGATGGCCGGCAGGACATGTCGATCACCCTGGACAACGTCGGTGCGGAGATCTGGCGCGCGCTGGAGCTGGCGCAGGCCCAGCCGCAGTTCCCGATCTCGATTGTCTGGCGGGTCTACCTCAAGTCGGACCCGACCCGGCCCGGCTCGCCGCCGCTGCACCTGTCGGCGACCAACGTCACCGCGACGGATGAGGCCATCGAGATGACGGCCGAGCGGGCGGACATGATCAACCGCCGCTGGCCGCGCAAGGTCTACACCAGCGAGCGCTGGCCGGGGCTGGTCCGGTGATCTGCACCGATGCCTTCGTGGGCAAGCCGTGGCGGCTGGGCGCGACCGGTCCGGACGCCTACGACTGCTGGGGCCTGGTCCTGGTCGGGATGCGTGACCTGTTCGGCCGGGACATTCCGGATCTGGTCGACCATCTCACCATCGCCAGCGTGGTCGAGACGCCGGACATCGCGCGCGCTGCGCTGGCGACCAAGCGCTGGCAGTGGGTGCCGCTTCCGGAGGCCGGCCTGGTGATCGCGCTACGCGACATGTACGGGGCTGTGCGCCACGTTGGCCTGTGCGTGGGGTGCGACATGGTCCTGCACACCCGGCGGGGCTACGGCGCGCGCCTGGAGCCGCTGCGGCTGGTCGAGGCCCCATGGGCGGAGGGGAGGTTCTACCGGTGGGCACCGTAACCGTCCGCTACGTCGCCGACCCGCTGCACCTCAAGGGGGTGCAGGCGGTCGTCGTGGAATGCACCGGCACCGCGCTCGATTGCGTGCAGCGCGCATTCCCGCACCTGGACGCCGTCGACCTGGTGATCGTGCGCGGGGTCCACGAGATCGCGCCGGACTCGCTGGTGTCGCCTGGCGACACGCTGGTGTGCGCGTATCGGCCGGGCGAGCCGACCACGGCTGCGGCTGCCGCGTTCTACAAGATCGTTCTCACCGCGCTGGTGTCGGCAGCGATCTCCTACCTGGTCGCGTACCTGACGCGGCCGAAGCAGCGCAACAAGACCGCCAGCCCGGCCTACTCGGTCAACATCGAGCAGAACGCCGCGCGCCTGGGCGGGACGATCCCGATCATCTACGGCCACGTGCTGGCGCTGCCGGACGTCGCCGCGCAGGCCTACGCCGAGTACATCTCGCACAACGAGAAGGTATCGATGATCCTGTGCCTGGGCATGGGCGAGTTCGACATTCACGACATCCTGATCGGCGAGACGCGGGTCACCGACTTCCCCGCCGGCAACGTCACCACCTGGCTGTTCCCGCCGGCCGCGCACCAGCAGACGCTGGGCAACATCGAGCGCATCACTGGTGTCGTGGAGGATATGTTCACGATCCCGGAGACCACCGGGGTGGACATTGCCGCGCCGAACGACCCGCCGGAGGTGTCGGTGTCCGGCTCGGCCAACGGCGGCACGCTCACCCCGGACGCCAACACCGCCGCCACGGTCTGGATCGGCCTGGTGCCTGGCAAGAAGTACGTGGTGACCAACAGCGACGGCGGCTCGGCCGTGCTGACGTATGTCGGCATCGGCCCGAACAACTCGGCCGTGTTTGACGGGCCGCTGCCGGTGCCGGGCGCGCAGCAGTCGATCAACATCGTCGGCACCCTGCTGCCGATCACCGACCCCGCGCAGGGTGTGGTGATGCAGATCGTGGCGACCGCCGTGATCCCCGGCCTGGCCATCGGAGACATCATCTACGTCGAGGCCGGCGGCAAGCGGCGCGGCCCCTATCAGGTCTACCGCCCGGTGCAGCTCGGCACGCAGCCGCTGAACATGGCTCGGCCGCCGCTGTTGAAGTCCGGTCCCGGTTTCATCTCCGCCAACGACGACCCGATCTCCCCGTCGCAGGCGATGCAGGTCCAGCTCAACTACTTCAACCTGTTCCAGATCACCGAGTGGACACCGGACACGCCGACGACGGCGGATCCGTACCGCTGGCGCGGGTGGTTCGCCACCAACCGTCCGGGCACTGCGGTGGACAAGGTGTTTGTCGATATCGCCATGCCCAGCGGCATCGCCTGGGTGACGGACAAGGGCGACTACAACACCTTCACCGTGCAGATCCGCGTCCAGATCCAGCAGATCGACGACGACTCCAACCCGCTGGGCATGGCGGTCGACCAGACCCTCATCATCTCGGGCGCGACGTCGACCCCGCGCCGGATCACCTATCCGTTCGCGATGCCGTACCCCGCGCGCTGGCGCGTGCGCGTGGCGCGCGTGAACAACCGCGACCAGCGTGCGTCGAAGGAAATCAGCCGCGCCGAGCTGTCGGCGATCCGCG